TAAATCAGTAATTGAACACAAAGGCAAACTTCTTGTAAGAGGTATACACGAGGGTAAAGACTTTAAAGAAAAGTTAGATTTTGGTCCTACTCTATATGCTTTAACACAACAAGAAACTGAATATAAAAATTTACAAGGCCAATATTTAAAACCAATCACATTTAAAAACATAGACTCTGCTCGTAAGTTTAGACGAGAAGTTGTAACTCAAAATTCACCTATTTACGGATTAGAAAGATACCATTATCAATATATTGGTAAAGAATATCCTGAAGATATTAAATGGGATAAAGATCATATTAAAATCTTCACACTTGATATTGAAACAAGTTGTGAAAATGGTTTTCCTGATGTGGAAAATCCTATTGAAGAATTACTTTGTATTACAGTTAAAAATCAATCTAACAAACAAATTATTACTTGGGGTACAGGTGAATATAAAACTGATAGATCAGATGTAACTTACGTTCAATGTAAGAATGAAAATCAGTTATTATTTGAGTTTATGAAGTTTTGGATTAAGAACTATCCAGATGTAATTACTGGTTGGAATACAAAATTCTTTGACTTACCTTACTTGATGAATAGAATTAAAATGATTGCTGGCGATAAAGTGGCCAATAAAATGTCGCCTTGGGGTTTAATTAAAAGTGAGGAGATTGTTGTAAGAGGTAGACCTCAAACCGTATATACAATTTATGGTATTACAAATTTAGATTACTTGGACTTATACAAATGGTTTGTACCACAAAGACAAGAAAGTTATAAACTTGACTTTATCGGTGAGTTAGAACTTGGCCGTGGTAAAGATGATATGCCATATGATACATTTAAAGAATGGTATACTAAAGACTTTCAATCGTTTGTTGATTACAATATACAAGACGTAGAAATTGTTGATGGACTAGAAGATAAACTAGGCCTAATTGACTTGTCATTAACCGTTGCTTATGAAAGTAAAGTAAACTATGGTGATATATTTTCACAAGTTAGAGTATGGGACACTTTGATAGCAAACCATTTAATGAAAAAAAATATTTGTGTGCCTCCAAGAGAAGAACATTTAAAAGAAACAAAATACGAAGGCGCTTATGTAAAAGAACCTCAACTTGGTCAACACAAATGGGTGGTGTCGTTTGATATTAACTCTCTATATCCTCATATTATCATACAGTATAATATTTCTCCCGAAAAGATTATAGGAGTTAAATCATCTGGCGTTTCAGTAAATAAAATGTTAGAACAAAGGACACCACTCACTCATTTAAAAACTGAAGGCGCTTGTATAACACCTAATGGTGCTTTATTTAAAACAGATGGTCAAGGTTTTTTACCTGAAATGATGGAAACAATGTACAATGAACGAGTTATTTACAAGAAACGAATGTTAAAGGCAAAAAAAGAATATGAAAAAACAAAAGATCCTAAACTTGTAAGAGAAATATCTCGTTGTCACAATATTCAATGGGCTAGAAAGATTGCTCTCAATAGTGCTTATGGTGCCGTAGGCAATCAATACTTTAGATATTATGATGTAAGACAGGCAAGTGCCATTACAACGGCAGGCCAGTTTATTATTCGTTTTATTGAAAGTAAAGTAAATGAATATTTAAATAAAATATTAAAAACACACGATAAGTTAGATTATATTGTGGCGTCTGATACAGATTCAATTTATGTAACACTTGACAAGTTAGTAGAAAAAACTTGTGAAGGTAAAGATAATGAACAGATATGTAATTTCTTAAACAAGGTTGTAGATAGTAGAATAGAACCATTTTTAGAAAAATGTTTTGCTGAATTGGCTGATTATACAAATGCTTTTAAAAATTGTATGGTAATGAAACGAGAAGTAATTGCCAATAAAGGTATATGGGTAGCTAAAAAAAGATATATGTTAAATGTATTAGATGAAGAAGGCGTTAGACTATCTGATCCTAAATTAAAGATTATGGGTATTGAAGCAGTTAAGTCATCAACACCACAAGTTTGTAGAGGTAAGATTAAAGAAGCCATTAAGATTATTATGTCTAAAGAACAATCTGATTTACACAATTTTATTTCTGAATTTAAAAAAGAGTTTTTTCAAATGTCGGCTGAACAAATATCTTTTCCTAGAAGTTGTAATAATTTAAGAAAATACAAACACGCTAATGATGTGTTTATTAAAGGCACACCTATTCACGTTAAAGGTGCTTTGATTTATAATCATCAACTAAAACAATTTAAGTTACAAAACAAATACCCTTACATACAAGAGGGTGATAAAATCAAGTTTTTAAAATTACTAGAGGCAAATCCATTTAAATTTGATGTAATAAGTTATATTACTAAACTACCTAAAGAGTTTAAACTCAAAGAATATATTGATTATGAAACACAATTTGAAAAAACATTTTTAGATCCTATGAGATTTATATTACAGGCGATTGGTTGGGAACACGAAGAAAAGGCCAGTTTAGAGGCATTTTTTGGATGATAACAGGTTTATTTTTATTAATAATAACTATACATTGGGGTTTTGCCACAGGAGCCATATTGGCTGCTAGAACTAATTTAAGTATACCTCAATTTTTAATAATAATATTAATGATTAGATATTTTATACAGGCTTATGGACTTTCAAACTAACAAACAATATGGAGTAATATATGCTGACCCACCGTGGTATTTTAAAACGTATAGTAACAAAGGAAAAGATAGGTCGCCTGAAAAACATTATCCTTGCCTTAACCTCGCTGACATTATTTCTTTACCTGTTAGCAAGCTTGCTAAGGATGATGCAGTCCTTTTAATGTGGGTTGTTGATCCACTATTAGACCAGGCATTTAAGGTAATAGACGCCTGGGGTTTTAAATATAAAACTGTAGGATTTACTTGGGCAAAAACAAATAAAAACAAAATGGGATTCTTTACAGGCCTAGGTTATTGGACAAGAGCCAATCCTGAAATGTGTTTGTTGGCTACAAAAGGTAAACCAAAAAGAAAATCAATGGGTGTAAAACAATTAGTGGTACAAGAAAGAGGAAGACACTCGGAGAAACCACTATTACACAAAGAGATTGAAGCTCTTGTAGATGGTCCATACATAGAGTTATTTGCTAGAAAAAAGCCATTTAAAAATTGGGACTATTGGGGAAATGAAGTATGATTGAAATATTTGGAGTAGGATTGATGGTTGCCATTTTTATGGCAATAGTGTATATTATACCAATTTGGTTATTGAGAAAATGGAATGATGAAGACCCTAAATAAAGAACAAGCCCTATATTGTGCTGGCATATTCAATGACTATTTTAGTCAATTTGATAGAATAGACCAGTATATGAGAGATCAAAAGTTATCTCAATTAGAAACAAACAATTCAGCTGGTACATTATTTGATGATGGTCCTGAAGAAGATTTATTTAATAATAATGATATGCCACCTGAAAAGATGAATTTTGAAATTAAAATTATTGTTAATGAAAGATTTGACAAACTTTTAAATATGGTTTCTTCTCATACAAATATGTCAAGTGTGCCTGGTAAGAATTTAAAGATAGTTGTTATGGAAACTAACACACAAAAGATAGTTGGATTTATTAGACTATCATCACCAGTAATTAATATGAAACCTCGTAATGAAATGTTAGGACAAGTACCTGATTTAAAATCATTTAATAAGACTTCTATTATGGGTTTTGTAATTGTACCTGTACAACCATTTGGTTTTAATTATTTGGGTGGTAAACTATTAGCGGCCGTTTGTTGTTCACACGAAGTAAGGGAAATGATGAATAGTAAATATGATATGAATTTAACATTGTTTGAAACAACATCTTTATATGGTAATAGTAAATCATCAAGTCAATATGATGGTATGAAACCATTTTTAAGATACAAAGGTTTAACAGATAGTGATTTTATACCTTTGATACACGGTAAACCATACCACGACTTATCAAACTTTGTAGAAAATAATGTAGGTAAGTTAGTAAAAGATGATGCTTCAAGTAAAAAATTAAAACTTACAACAGCCATTATTGGTTTAGTTAAAAGAAGTTTAGATGGTACAGATTTAGAAAAGTTTAATACAACCATTAACAATGCTAAAAAACTTACTGAAAGAAAAAGATATTACTCTTGTAATTATGGTATTAAGAATTATATAAACATTGTAAATGGTACAGAAACCGAAATTGTAAAAGATGATAATTACGAAAAACATAACCTAAATAATATAATAGAATGGTGGAAGAATAAAGCAACCAATCGTTATAATAATTTAAAAAATGAAAATCGTTTGAGGAGAGAACTTGAAATATGGTCACCGAGTGCACAAATACAAATTATCAGATGATTACAAAAAAAGATTACGAAGATTTAAAAGAGTATTGGGATTACCAACGTAAAGTACAATATAATAAAGAGATTGTACACAATATGGCTGAACAATTTGAAAATAGAGTGTATAATGATTTTGGTATGGTAGATTTAAAAGAGATGAAAGATTTATTATGGACGAGAGTAAAGTCTGAAGATTACGAAGAACCAAGAAAAGGTTGGGTACCCGAAGAACCATCATTAAGGTTTGAATGGGAAGGACCTGCTCATATGCCAAAATTTGAACTTGAAAAACCTAAAAAAGGTAGACCAGTTGTTTTGAGAGCTAAAAATACTAAAGAATGGCAAGAAGCATTTGAAGACGACAATGGAAATAATGATATATAGTAATGGTAAAGTTAGTGAAAGGCACCATTTTAAACCACAGGAGCTTGACAAAGTTAAAGATTTCTGTTATAATAACAACATTAAATGGTACACAATAAGTTATAGTGATAAGGAGATAATGGAATATGAGCAATTTTCTAAAGGACATAATTAAAGAAACAGGTAATGAATACGCCTCACTGGTAAGTGAAGGTGTTGATAGCGCAGACGTAACAAGTTTTATTGATACAGGCTCGTATTCTTTTAATGCTTTGTTATCAGGTAGTATTTACGGTGGTATGCCTGGAAATAAAATCACAGCAATCGCTGGTGAAGCCGCAACAGGTAAAACTTTCTTTGCTTTAGGTATCTGTAAACATTTTTTAGATACAGATAAAGACGCAGGAGTTATTTACTTTGAATCAGAAAGTGCCATCTCAAAAGAGATGATTGAGGGTAGAGGTGTTGATTCAAGTAGAATGGTAATTGTACCTGTAGCAACAGTACAAGAGTTTAGAAATCAATCAATTAAAATTATAGACAAATATTTAGAACAACCAGAAGACAAACGAAAACCTTTAATGTTTGTATTAGATAGTTTAGGTATGTTATCTACCACAAAAGAAATGGAAGATACGGCTGCTGGTAAAGAAACAAGAGATATGACTAGATCACAAATAGTCAAATCAACATTTAGAGTTTTAACACTTAAATTAGGTAAAGCAAATATACCTATGATAATGACCAATCACACTTATGATGTTATTGGTTCTATGTTCCCACAAAAAGAAATGGGTGGCGGTTCAGGTTTGAAGTACGCCGCTTCATCAATCATCTACCTAGGTAAACGTAAAGAGAAAGACGGTACTGAAGTAGTTGGTAATATTATTCATTGTAAAAATTATAAATCAAGGTTAACAAAAGAAAATGCTCAAATTGATGTAAGACTTACATACAAACAAGGACTTGATAAGTATTACGGCTTATTAGAACTTGGAGAGGCAGCAGGTGTATTTAAAAAAGTATCTACAAGATATGAAATGCCTGATGGTTCAAAAGTATTTGGTAAAAACATCAATGAGGATCCTGAAAAATATTTTACAAAAGAAGTATTAAATAAGATTGATGAATATGCCAAAAAGAAATTCAGTTACGGATCAGACGAAGAATAAGAAATACGTTTTTGTACAAAAAGAAGGTGATGACTTTACTTGTATAAAGTTATTAGAAGGCAAGTACAAAGGTGTTATCTACAAATACGGTAAAGTAGGTTTTGCAAAAGATGAAAAACCTGATGGTACTTTACCTATGAAATTTGATTATGATATTATTTTCAATCCACACGAAGAAACCAGCATTGACAAACAAGACTTTATAGACTATATTGGAGATATATTAATTGAACTACTGGAGAAACAAATAGAAAATGGCACCGCTGTCCTTGAACATCAATAACGAAAGAATAGAAATAACGATATTAAGAAACCTCATTTTCAATGAGGAGTTTACTCGTAAGACTTTACCTTTTGTAAATGAAATTTATTTTACAAAAAGAGAAGAAAAGATTTTATTCCAAGAGATCAATACATTTGTTGAGAAGTATAAAAACTTACCTACAAAAGAAACTTTACTTATTGAATTAGGTTATCGTAAAGATATAAATGATGATGAAGTTAAATCTGTAAAAGAATTATTATCTACATTAAATCCAGAAGAAGTTGAACAACAATGGTTGTTAGATACAACTGAAAAGTTTTGTAAAGACCGTGCCGTGCATAATGCAGTATTAGACGGTATTAAAATTTTAGATGGTAAAGATCAAAAGAGAACACAAGAGGCAATACCTAGTATTCTTGCAGACGCATTAGCAGTTAGTTTTGATAATCATATCGGACACGATTACATAGGTGACGCTGAAGATAGATTTAAATGGTATCATACTAAAGAGAAAAAGTATCAGTTTGATTTATCTTACTTCAACAAGATTACAAAAGGTGGTGTGCCAAGTAAAACTTTAAACATTGCTCTTGCAGGTACAGGTGTCGGTAAATCTTTGTTTATGTGTCATTGTGCTAGTGCTTATCTATCACAAGGTTTAAATGTATTGTATATCACTTTAGAAATGGCAGAGGAACGAATTGCAGAAAGAATTGACGCAAACTTATTAGATACAACGATAGATGATTTACACGCATTACCAAAAGACTTGTATGATTCTAAAATATTAAAAGTAAAAAACAAAACAAACGGTCAATTAATTATTAAAGAATATCCAACGGCGTCTGCTCATAGTGGTCATTTTAGAAGTTTATTAAATGAACTTGCATTAAAGAAATCATTTAGACCAGATGTATTGTTTATTGATTATTTAAATATCTGTGCTAGTGCTAGATTTAAAGGTGGTAATATATCATCTTATTTTTATATTAAAGC